CCTTTCTTTTTTTGCTAACACAGATTTTCCAAACCATATAAGATGCAGATGACAACCACGGAGACTGAAAATGGCTAAGCGAAAGCAACGCATCGACAGCACATCGGAGCAGGTCCGCGTCATGTCCAAGGCGGCTCAGCAAATCCATCCTCCTGCAACTGTTCCACTTGATGACGATGACATGCCATTCTTTGCAAACGTGATCGAGGAGTTTGCGCGAAGCGAGTGGACGGCTCACCAGCTTGAACTTGCGGCCTTGCTTGCGAGAACTGTTGCGGATCTGAACAGCGAGCAGCTTGCCATGCGCGAAGAGGGCGCAGTCGTTATGACTGAGAAGGGAACGCCTGTCGTGAACCCGCGAAAGACTGTGATCCAGATGCACGCCAGCACGATCTTGAGTTATCGCCGCAGCTTAGGGCTACACGCGCGCGCGCAAGGGGGTGATGCAAGGGATATCGCGAAGCGTAGGACGCAGGCAAAAGGCATTGAGGCAGACAACCCGCTTGACGATGATCTGCTTGCCCGTCCGTCATGACACGCGGCGAGCGCGTTTGCGCTTTCATTGAGCAATACTGCCCCGTGCCGGAGGGCAAGCTGGTCGGCAAGCCGATTAAGCTGATGGCGTTTCAGCGCAAGTTTATCTTGGACATTTACGACAACCCGAAGGGCACCAGCCGCGCATACCTCTCGGTCGCAAGAAAGAACGGCAAGTCTGCGCTGATCGGCGCGATCTTGCTTGCCCATCTTGTCGGCCCGGAAGCGCGTCAAAACAGCCAGATCATTAGCGGCGCGCGCAGCCGAGATCAGGCGGCGCTGGTGTTTAAGCTGGCCGAAAAGATGGTGCGTTTATCGCCGCAGCTTTCCAAGCTGGTGCGGGTGATCCCGTCGCAAAAGTCTCTGGTCGGCCTGCCGATGAACGTGGAATACAAAGCGATTAGCGCCGAGGCAGGCACAGCGCACGGTCTCAGCCCCGTCTTGGCTATCCTTGACGAGGTCGGCCAGGTGCGCGGCCAACAGGACGCATTCATCGAAGCCATTGAAACCGCGCAAGGCGCGCACGACGATCCGCTGCTGATTGCAATCAGCACGCAGGCGGCGACAGATGGCGACCTGTTTTCGATTTGGCTTGACGACGCCAAGAACGCCAAAGACCCGCGCATCGTCAGCCACGTCTACGCCGCGCCGGAGGATTGCGAGGTGACGGATAAGAAAGCATGGAAGGCGGCAAACCCGGCGCTGGGCGAGTTCCGCAGCTTGAAGGACATGCAAGACTTTGCCAATCAGGCGGCGCGACTGCCTGCCAAGGAAAACAGCTTTCGGTGGCTGTATCTAAATCAAAGGATTGAGGCGCAAAGCCCGTTCCTGAGCCGCGCGGAATGGGATGCAAACAAGGCCGGGCCGGAAGTGGTGCCAGGAATGCCTTGTTTCGCTGGCCTTGACCTGTCGCAAAGCCGAGACTTGACGGCTTTTGTGATGGCGTTCCCTGATGGTGATAGCTGGCACATCGTTCCGCAGTTTTTCCTGCCGTCTGACGGCATCCGAGAAAAAGCTAAGAACGACAAGGTGCCGTATGACATTTGGGCCGATCAGGGGTATCTGACCCTGATCGACGGTCCTGTGATCGTGCCTGCCGTTGTGGCGCGCCACGTTGCGGAGGCGTCGGAGCAGTATGACATCAACATGATGGCCTATGACCGCTGGCGGATTAACGATTTCCAGCGCGAACTTGACATCATCGGTGCGCAGGTGCCGATGGCTCCGTTTGGTCAGGGGTTCAAAGATATGGCTCCGGCAATTGACAAGGTGGAGCGTGCGGTGGCCGAGCGAAAGCTGCGGCATGGCGGCAATCCTCTGCTGAACATGTGCGCGGCCAACGCGATCGCTGTGCGAGATCCGGCTGGCAACCGCAAGCTGGACAAGATGAAGTCTTCAGGCCGGATTGACGGCATGGTGGCATTGGCAATGGCGCTGGGCGCGGCGTCGCATGAAGACACAAGCATTCCGCCTTCGCCTTGGGATGATCCTGATTTTCGGCTTGAAGCCTAGCCGCCTTGAACTTTTGCAAAATATCGCATACACTGCGGTTGAATTTGCAAACTCGGCGGTCGCATGGGCTTTTTCGACAAATTCCGCAAAGCGGAAACCCGGAACTTGGAAGACCCGAACGTGCCGCTTTCGGCGGCTTCGCTGTTTGATTGGGGCGGCACATCTTCGTCTGGCGTTCGCGTCAACGAGGATTCCGCACTCACGGTTCCGGCGATCTGGGATGCGGTCAACTTCCTGTCCAGCACCATCGCCAAGCTGCCGATCCATGTCTACTCTCGAGCTGATGGAAGCAAGGCCCGCCCTGAAATTGAGCGGCTGCTGAACTTTGCGCCAAGCGATTACGAAAGCAGCTTTGAATGGCGCAAGTATAGCTTCGATCAAGTTTTCACTTACGGGCGCAGCTACAGCATCATTGAGCGCAACGGCGCAAATCAGGTCATCAACATCATTCCTGTTGACCCGCGCGAGATGAAGGTGCGGGAAATACCCGACTTCAGCACGGCTCGCAAAGTTGTCCAGTACATTCACGAAAAGTCTGGCAAGGCGTACAGCTACGAGGACGTGATCGACATTGCGTTCATGCGTCACCGGGATTTTGTCAGCCACTATGGGCCGATCAATACCAACCGAGACATCGTTGGGCTGGCCATCGCAGCCACAAAATACGGCAGTAAGGCGTTCCAATCTGGCGGCATTCCGCCTGCGGTCCTACAAGGCCCGTTCCAGTCCGGCGCAGCGGCATCGCGCGCGTCGGATGATGTGGCGCGGACCACGGCCAAGCTGGCTCGTGACGGGCGTCCTATCATGGCCCTGCCGCTTGGCCACGAGTTGAAGTCTGTTGGCTTTAACCCAGAGCAAATGCAGCTTGTGGAAATCAAGCGGTTCCTTGTCGAAGAGATCGCGCGGATCTACAGCTTGCCGCCGACTTTTCTGCAAGACCTGACGAACGGCACTTTTTCAAACACCGAACAGCAAGACCTTCATTTCGTCAAGCACACGCTTTCGCGCTGGGTTCGCCAGTTTGAGCAGGAATTGACGTTCAAGCTGTTTGGCCGTCAGGCCGATGTGGAGGTAAAGATCGAACTGGACGGCTTGCTGCGCGGCGATGTGAAGACGCGGATGGAAGCACACGCCACCGCGATCCAGAATGCTATTCGCACGCCGAATGAGGCGCGCGCGCTGGAAGACCTGAAGGCGATGGAAGGCGGCGACAGCCTGATGGTGCAAGGCGCGACTGTTCCGATTGCTGCGCAGGTCGGGGGCTTTGATGCCGACACCGAATGAGGCAATGCGCGAAGAAGCCCAGCGCGGCCTAGACTGGCGCAGCGAATACGGGCGCGGCGGCACAGAGGTCGGCATTGCCCGTGCGCGTGACATTTCAAACGGCGAAAACCTAAGCATGGAAACCGTTGGCCGCATGGCCAGCTACTTTGCGCGGCATGAGGTTGACAAAGAGGCCGAAGGCTTCCGTCCCGGTGAAGACGGCTATCCGAGCAATGGGCGCATAGCCTGGGCGCTTTGGGGCGGTGATGCGGGCCAGTCATGGGCCAACCGCATCATGGAGCAGGAAGATGACGAGCGCGCCGCACCAGTGGACGAGGGGCGCTCTGTTGTGGTATTATCGCCACAAGATATGGAGGCCGACAGCATGGCAGACAAAGAAATTCGCACTTTGGTGCAGAATGTCGAGGTTAGAGAGGATGATGAAAACATCATTCGCGTCTCGGGCTATGCCGCAGTTTTCGGCGAGGAAACCAACATCGCGGGCATGTTCACAGAGACCATTGAGCGCGGCGCGTTTACCAGCGCTCTTGAGCGTCAAGACGATGTGGTGTTCCTAATCAACCATGACGGCCTGCCTTTGGCGCGCACGCGATCTGGCACGTTGCGTCTCAGTCAGGACGAGCGTGGCCTTTACATGGAAACAGAATTGGATGGCTCTGACCCTGACGTGCGCTCTATCGTTCCGAAAATGAAGCGTGGCGATCTGGACAAAATGTCGTTTGCCTTTATGCCGGAGCGGCAAGAGTGGAACGATAGCGGCGACATCCCGAAGCGCACCATCAAGGACTTGCGCCTGTTTGATGTGGCTATCGTGACAACGCCTGCCTATGACGGCACAGAAATCGGTTTGCGTGCGCTTGAGGCGCACCGCGAGGCACAACGCAAAAGCCAAGCGGCAAGACGCCTGCGGATGAAGGCAAAGGCTCGCTTGACCGAATAGCAGCGGCTCTCCCGCTGTTTCGCCCTATCCCCGCGCCTTGGGCAAGCGCGTTGGACTGATCGCCGTGATGGCAGACCAGATCCCTTAGATGGAGGCCCAAAATGGCTGAAATTAAAGACCTGCGGGAGAAGATGGCGAACATCGCCACCGAGGCCCGCTCCAAGCTGTCGGAAGTTGCCGACGATACCCCCGAAGAGCGCGCGGCTGAAATCGAGCGCGAGTTTGACGAGATGATGGCCGACCACGACAAGCTGGCCGAGCGCGTCGCACGCATGGAAAAGCTGGACGATGCACAGCGCAAGCTGGAAGCCATCAACGAGCGCACCCAGGCACCGATGGAAGCCAAGGAATCCCGCCAGATCAACGTTTCTGACGAGATCGACTATCGCGGCGCTTTCAACGAGTACCTGCGTCACGGCTTTGGCGACCTGCCTCGCGAGGCGCGTGAAGCGCTGCGTGAGCATCGCGCACAATCGGCTGGCACCAACTCCGAAGGTGGCTTCACGGTTCCGACCGAACTGATCCCGGAACTGATCAAGTCGATGGTGGCTTACTCGCCGCTGTTCGATGAGAACGTGACGCGTCAGCTTGTGACGGCTGCGGGCAACCCGCTGACCATGCCGACCACAAACGACACCGGCAACACGGCTGTTCTTCTGGCGGAAAACACGGCGGCATCTGAGGATGACGCGACGTTCGGTCAGGTCACGCTGGGCGCGTTCAAGTTCACTTCGGGCCTGATCAAGGTGTCGAACGAACTGCTGCAAGACACGGCGATCAACCTTGAGGCCGAACTGCGCAGCCTGATGGCCGAGCGTTTCGGTCGTGGCATCGGCGCATCGCTGACCACCGGCACCGGATCTGACCAGCCGACCGGCGTCGTCACAGGCGCAGGCACGGGCTTTGAAGCTGCCGCAACAGCGATCACGTTCGATGACTTGATTGAACTTCAGCATTCGGTTGACTCGGCTTACCGCCGCTCGCCGAACACTGCGTTCATGTTCAACGATTCGACGCTGAAGGCTCTGCGCAAGATCAAGGACAGCGAAGGCAACTACATCTGGCAACCCGCCAGCGTGCAGACCGGCGCTGCCGAGACGATCCTTGGCGAGACCTATGTGGTCAACCCGGCGATGGCTGACATCGGCGCAACCAACGTGTCGGTTCTCTACGGCGACATGGAGAAGTTCATCGTGCGCCGCGCGCGTCCGATTGACATCAAGCGTCTGGACGAGCGTTACGCCGAGGCGGATCAGGTTGCATTCGTGGGCTTCGCCCGCGTTGACTCCAAGGTTCTGGACAATGCCGCGATCAAGAAGCTGACCCACGCGGCTTCTTAAGTCAGCTTTTAGGTGGGGCGGTTCGCTGCCCCACTCACTAAGCTGATGAGGAGGCGGACATGCCCAAAGTGAAACTTGTGACTTCGATGGCCGGGATTTCTTTTTCGCACAACGCAGGCGATGTGATCGACTGCAATGAGGCGGAAGCCTTGGATCTGGTCAAGCGTGGTTACGCCGAGCCGGTCGCAGAACAGCGAATTGAAAAGGCCATGAAGAAACCGCGTGGCCGCAAGGCCGTTGCTGACGAGGGCTGAGTAAATGGCGAAGCCGCTTCAATGCCATCACGCACTTGAACTGGTCGAAGCGCCAGCCATCACTCCGATTGAATTGTCGGAGGTGAAGGCCCAGTTGCGCGTCGAGCATCCCGATGATGATGTACTATTGACCCGGCTTATAAACGTGGCTGTCGCGTTTACTGATGTGCAAGGTGCGCTTGGTCAGGCGATGATTTCGCAGAAGTGGGCGCAGTGGCTGGACAGCGAAACGACTGGGGCAGTGAAGCTAATACTTGGCCCGTTTCAGGTCTTGAACAAAATCAGCTACTACGATCTCAGCGGCACGCTTGTTGATGATGACGTGAACAACTACGAGATCTTTGGAACCAGCACTTACACCACGCTACAGCCGAAAGACGGACTTGACTGGCCGGAAACGCAAGATCGGCAAGACGCCATTAAGATCGAATACACTATCGGATACGGCGAAACCGTTGACGATGTGCCGCAAACCATCCGGCACGCCCTGATGCTGATTGTGGGCCACTGGTACGACAACCGCGAGCAGTCTGGCATGGACGAGTTGTCAAACATTCCGTTTGGCTTTGAAAGCCTGCTTAATATGCACCGGGATGCTTGGTATGGTTAAGGCTGGCCAATATCGTGAGCGTGCATCATTTGAGCGTCTTTTGGAAGGTTCTGTTGATGCTTACGGCAATGTTTATACTAGATGGACGCTTTTCGCCACGCGCTGGGCTGACATGCGCGAGCGAACGGGCAAAGAAGACATTCAAGGCGGCGTGCTTTCAGATGTGGGGGCGGCGACAATGCGGGTTCGCAGTGACAGCACAACAAACGAAATAACCGCAGCGGATCGGGTCATCATTCGTGGCAAGACTTGGGCGATCAAGGATGTGATACAAGTGGATCGCAAAGGCACTGTGCTTGAGTTCAAATTAGAGCGCGGGGTGGCGGCATGAGGGTAACTGGTGCAAAAAAGCTACAGCAACAGTTCCGAAAGATGCCGAAAACTGTTGAGGCGCGCTTGAAGAAAAGCGTTCGGACCAACACCGAGGCCACGGCGCGGCTGGCGAAGGCTCTTGTCCGGGTTCATAGCGGGGAACTTAAAGGCTGGATCTTTACGCAGTATGACGAAAACGGCTTGGTTGGATCGGTTGAAGCTGCGCCCGCCACCAAAGAAGCGCAGAAGAAAGCGCGTGCCGTTGAGTTTGGCCGCAAAAAGGGCAACCGAGGCACCACAAATCCGTCGCCTTACATCCGCATTGCGCAACAGCACACCGGCAAAAAGTTTCAGCGAAGCGTGAAGTCCGCAATCCGTAAGGGATTAAAGGAGGCCACCGGTGGCTGATGGTTTCGCCCTCGCGGTTCAAAAAGGCGTTCGCGCAGCACTTGTGGCTAATGCGGGCGTCACTGATATTGTTGGTCAGCGCGTTTATGACGAGCCGCCGCAAGATGCAGTTTTCCCATATTTGCGTTTTGTGGAAACACAGCCGAGCGCCTTTGACACCGACACAACAGAAGGCGCTGAGGTCAGCATATCTCTTGAGGCGCACTCTCGCAGCGCGTCAGGCCGTGTTGAAGCTGTTCGCATAGTCGAGGCGGTCAAAGAGGCTCTGCACCGTCAGGAGGCGTCTATCACGCTGGAAGGCCATAACCTTGTGGAGATGATTTTTCAGACGTATTCTGTTACAAGAGATGATGATGGCCGTGGCTATACGGCTGTTATCGTGCTTCAAGCTATGCTTGAGGAGATCGCCTAAACCCCGCGCTGTGGGCAAGCGCAAATGATGGAGGCCGAACATGGCTAAACAACTTGGACGCGCCCTGCTCGTTAAGATCGGGGATGGCGAAGTATCGGAGACTTTTACTAATCTTTGTGGATTGAACAGTAAATCGCTGACAATCAACAACTCCGCGATTGACGTGACCACGCCTGACTGCACGTCGCCGGAAGGCGCGTTGTGGACTGAAACGCTGGCGGGACTGAAGAACGTGTCAGTTTCTGGCGACGGCTTCTTTGAAGACAGCACGGCGGAAGCGCGCATGAACACTGTCGCCATGCAGAACGACAACCAAGCCAACTTTCAAATTGTCGTCCCTGACTTTGGCACATTTGCTGGCGCGTTCCGCCTGCCAACTCTTGAGTTCGGCGGTGAAACCGAAGGTGGCGTGACTTATAGCGTTAGCCTCGAAAGCACTGGCGTTGTTACGTTTACGGCGGCTTAATGACTATTACGGCTGAAGCGCCGCGTGGGGGCGTTGTCGAGTATCTCGGCGACGCCTCTTACACGTTCATGCTGCGTAACCGTGAAATTGAGCGGTTCGAGGATAAGCATCGCGGCATCTTTGAGATCTGGGAAGGCTTTTTTAATCGGGGCAAAAAGCCGACATCCCAAGAGGTGCGCGATCTGATCGCGTTGTCGCTTGTGGGTGGGGGCAAGAAGGACCACGAAGCCGACGCGATTGTTGCTACTTGTGGGCCGGATCGGCTGATGCAGCTTTATCAGATCGCGCAGGCCGTGCTGGGCATCGCCTTCATGCCTGATGCAATGGACGAGGCGGATTCAAAAAAAAAGACCGAAGCGGAGAGCAGCCAAAAAGACTGAACGTCCGAAACATGATTAAAAACGGCATCGTAATAGGGTTAAAACCTGAACAGATCCGTGATATGATCCCGAAAGACACATTCCTTGTCTTTGCTGGATGGTCAGAAGCGCACTCACCGAAAAAGCCAGGTTCTGAGGCGATGACCAAAGAACAATACCGGCAGCTAGTGGAGAAAATAGATGGCGATCAGCGCAGAACAACTTAACGTCATCTTATCAGCGCGGGATAAAGAGTTTCAGCGCAAGATGCGTGATGCTGAACGTCGCGTTCAACGCTTCCAAAAGAAATCCACTGCCAGCCTGAGCCAAGCGTCAAAAGGCTTTGACCTTGTTTCGGCGGCTGCGCGGCGGGTGTTGCCCGCTTTGGCGGCAGGCGTTGTGATTGGCCAACTGCAACGCATCACTGCGGAGATGGACGAGATCGGCAAAAAGGCTGACCAGATCGGCGTGACAACAGACGCACTGCAAGAGTTGCGCTTTGTTGCCGAGGGTGCGGGCGTCTCGCAAGAAAAGTTTACATCCAGCTTAGAACGGTTTTCCAAGCGGCTCGGCGAAGCAGAGATGGGAACTGGCGCGGCCAAGAATGCTCTTGAGGAATTAAATCTTGAGGCTTCGGATCTCACGGCCATGTCGCTAGATGACGCGCTCGGCGTGATCGCTGACAAGATGCAGCAAATTGAAAGCCCGACAGAACGCGCGGCTTTGGCTGCGGCGCTGTTTGGCCGTGAAGGTGTGGCAATGGTCAACATGCTGCGCGAAGGCTCTGACGCTCTTGACGGGATGCGTCAGTCGGCGCGTGATGCTGGCGCTGTTATTGACGAGGACTTGATCCGCAACGCTGAAGAGGCGCAAACGGGCCTGGACGCAGCGGCTCGCGTTATCAAGGCGCAGCTTTCTGTTGCCTTGGCTGAACTTGTGCCAATCATTGTGGCTGGCGCGGAAGGCTTTGCATCATTTGTGAAGAATGTTGTCGGCGCGATTAAGGCGGTTGATGAATTTTTGGACCCGCAAAGCGATCTTGAGATTGCCACGGACAATGTCGTGAAGGCGATGGGCGATGAGATATTGCAGTCTCAAAAGCTTGAAATTGCCTTGGGCAAGTCAACGAACATGTCTGTTGATGCTGCGCGCAAAAAACTGGAAGAGGCAAAAGCCCGGCATGAAAATGCAAAAGCAGCTATTGCTGAACAGCGGGCATTGCAAATTGGGAGCGGTCAGTATCAAGACTTGACTGATCAGATTTCTAGGCTTTCGTCTGACGTTGAGTCGCTTGAAAGCCTTGATGATCGAATGCAAGACTTGCCAGATGGGTACAATTTGCCCGGCATAACGGCTGATGAGGGGAGCCGAGTTGCTGAAATGGTGAACTTGCAGCGCCAGTTGAATGCAGCAATTCAAGAGCGCCACCAAATTCTTCAACAAGATGAAGAAATGACAGATCAGCTTGAGCGCACAGAAAGCAACATTTCCGACTTGGAAGAGGCGCTTTCGAACGCCAGCAACGGCATGGTTTCTTTTGGCGACAGCATTGTGGAGCCGGTCGAAGCATCCGAGCGCCTTGCGGGCGGTACATCTAGGGCGTCTCGGTCAACGCAAGATCTGATTGACAACTTGGCCCAAGCCGCGCCTGTGTTTGATGCGCTTGGCATAAGTGTTGAGCAGACCGATGATATTTTCAAGCAGGTCGAAAGCAGCATGGAGAGCGCGTTCATGTCAATGATCGACGGCACCATGTCGGCAAAAGATGCGTTCCGGTCTATGGCCGCTGACATCATCCGCGAACTGTTCCGCGTGCTTGTGGTGCAGCGCCTTGTGGGGTCTTTTTCATCGGGCGGCGGCGGTATCTTGGGCAGCGTCTTCACCGGCCTTACGGGCAAAGCGTCCGGCGGTTCTGTGCAGGCTGGCCAGCCCTACATGACGGGCGAAAGCGGGCGCGAGTTGTTTGTGCCGCAAACGAATGGCCGCATTCTTAGCCCAGCGCAGACAAACAGCGCAATGGGCGGCGGCGGCGACAACGTTACGGTCAATCAAACGATCAACGTCAGCACCGGCGTACAACAAACTGTACGGACTGAGATCAAGTCGCTGATGCCACAGATTGCAGAGAGCGCCAAGGGCGCAGTCGTGGACGCCAAGCGACGTGGCGGCAGTTATGGAAGGTCTTTCACATGATAACGTACCCGCGCGCATTGCCCAGCAATAAGGACGTTCGCGAGATTGAGTTGCGCGGGGTCAGCGCAACGGCTCTAAGCCAGTCGCCGTTCACCTTCCAAAGCACGGCGTATGAATACGCTGGTCAGATGTGGCAAGCGGATATTTCACTGCGGGCTATGGGGCGCGCAGATGCTGAAGTGTGGATCTCTTGGCTTTTATCTCTCAGGGGCCGTGCAAAAACATTCTTGCTTGGCGACCCTAGAGCCTGCAATCCAAGGGGCCAAGCGGCGACCTTCCCCGGCACACCCATCATCACCGACCAGACTGGCGGCACGATTACTGTAACGGGCGCTTCGGCCAGCAAGACGGGCTGGCTGTTGCCGGGCGACTATATCCAGATCGGCAGCGCCAGCACGGCCACGCTGCACAAGGTGCTAGAAGCGGCTGACACCGATGTAAGCGGCGAGGCCACGCTTGAGATCTGGCCCTACATCCGAGGGACGCGCAGTGGATCTGTTACCGTCAGCAATGCCGTTGGGCGGTTCCGGCTGGCATCCAACGAGCAGGCTTGGTCGATCAATTTCGAAAACAAATATGGCGTCACCTTCGGCGCAATGGAGGCGATCTAATGCCACGCGGTCTAAGCGCAGACTTCATCACGGCCCTGACATCTGAAGAGGTCAAACCCTTCTACGCTGCGGAACTGGATCTGGACGCAGGCCCGATCCGGCTATGGACAGGCTACGGCGATGCAATCATCAACGGCAATACCTTTATCGGCGCTGGCAATCTGCTGGGTTTCTCAGGCTTCCAAGAGGTCAACGATCTTTCGGCCAAGTCGATCACGATCACGCTGGCTGGGCTGGACGCGACAGTTCTTAGCCTGAGCCTGACCACGCCAATCCGCAATCGCAAGGTGCGCGTTTACTTTGGCGTCATTGCTGATGACGGGACGTTCCATTCGGTCGAGATATTTACAGGCCGCGCCAACCGTATACCTTTTGAAGACAATGGCGAGACAGGCACGGTGCAGCTTGAGGTGGACAGTAAGCTGGTGGTGTTGGAAAAGGCGTCGAACCGGCGCTATACGCACGAAAGCCACCAGTCCCGCCACCCCGGCGATACGTTTTTTTCGTTCGTCGCTGACCTGCAAGACAAGGATATCGTATGGGGCCGCGCGAAAGCCTGAATGCCTACCTGTCAGAGGTCAGGCATCGCCCGTTTGAGTGGGGCAAGCATGACTGCCTGACGTTCACCAACGAGGCTTGGCATCGCATGTACGGCCACGGCTGGGCCGATGAGTGGATTGGCAAGTACATGCAGGACGATAAAATCATCGGGCGGCGGGAACTCACGGACGAACTGAACCGGCTCTATGGCTCTTTTACGCTGGAGGGGGCCATAGCGACCCGCTGGCGGCATGTTGATGGCGTTCCGCCGCTAGGTGCGCTGGTCGCAACGAACAAGGCTAGAAGGTGGCATACAGGCGTTGCTATGGGCATCAGCACGGGCCGTCGCGGCGTTTTCCTATCGGACGAGGGTGTGGTATACATGCCGTTGACAGACATTAAGGATGCTTGGCTCCCATGAAGCGCGAACTGATCCCCTACAACGTGATGCGCCATGCCGACTGGGACCTAGCGCCGCGTGATCCTGTGACCGTTGGCGGGGCTATTTTGAGTGGCCTTGGTGCTGGAGGTCTTGCGGGCGCGAGTGCTATCTTTGGGCTTACTACGGTTGGGGCTATTGTTGGGTATGTTGCTGTCACCGCCGTCACATCATGGGCGCTGCAAGCCCTCGCGCCCAAGCCTGACCTTGGCCGTTTCGGCACGTCATCGGCTGGCCTTTTGGTCAACGACCGCAACGGGATTGCACCGCAAGACTTTATCTATGGCGAGGTGCGAAAGGGCGGCACGGTTGTCTATGACGAAACGACAGGCACAAACAACAAGTTCCTGCATCGTGTGATCGCCCTGGCTGGCCATGAGGTCGAAGAGATTGGCGATATTTATATCAACGACGAGATCGTAACTATTGACGATGAAACCAATCTTGTGGACAGCGGACCGTTTGCAGGCAAGATCCGCATAAATAAGCACCTTGGCGATCAGACGACTGCCGACGCTAACCTGCTTGCGGAAAGCGATCAGATTGACGCCAGCTTTGTCGGCAACGGCATCGCCTATATCTACGCGCGCTTTGAGTACGATCAAGACGTTTTCGCCAACGGCTTGCCGCTCATCACGGCCAAGGTCAAAGGCAAGAAGGTGTTTGATCCGCGCGACGACACCACAGCCTACAGCAACAACGCTGCGCTTTGCCTGCGCGACTTCCTGACGGCGGCTTATGGCCTGCAGGACAGCGACATTGACGAGGCGGCATTTCAGATCGCGGCGAATGAATGCGATGAAGATGTACGACTAGCTAAAACTGAGGCCGCAGGATCTTTTGTAGTTGGTCAAAGGTACGAAATTAAGACTGTTGGCGACACGGATTTCACTGCTATTGGCGCGTCTGCCAATACTGTGGGCACGTTTTTCACTGCGACAGGCATAGGGTCTGGCACTGGGACCGCATACGAGGCAGAACCAAAATACACCATGAACGGCGTTGTGCGGTCGGATAAGAACTTTGGCGATGTGCTGCAACAGATGACGACTTGCTGCACCGGAACGCTGTTCTGGGGCATGGGAGCGTGGGATCTGGTCGCGGGTGCGTATTCTGCGCCTGTTCTGGACTTTACGCTGGACGATCTGCGCGGGCCTATATCGGTTGATCCGCTGACAAACCTGCGAGACGCCTTCAACGCAGTGTCTGGCACGTTCAATGACGCGGACGAAGACTATATCACGGTTGACTATCCGACCATCACAAGCAGCGTGTTTGAGGCCGAGGACGGCGGCGAACGGCTGCCGCTTGACCTTGAGTTGCCGTTCACCACAAGCGCCGCCACAGCGCAGCGCATCGCCAAGCTGACCTTGTTCCGGGCGCGTGAGCAGATCAGCATGTCGGCGGATTTCAGCCTCAAGGCGTTCAACGTCGAGGTGGGCGACATCATTACGTTCACGAACGAGAGATATGGCTGGGATCAGAAGCAGTTCGAGGTTGTGGGCTGGAACCTGAATATCGGCGAAAGCGCAGGCATCTCTGTGCGGCTTGATCTGCAAGAGACAAGCGAAGCCGCCTACGATTGGAATGCAGAAGAGACGGCGATCATCGCCAATAATTCCAGCCTGCTTTCATACACGGACGTTCCTACGCTGGGCATTCCGGCGGACCAGATCGTGCCAAGCCTGCGCGTTGTTCGGGAAAAGCTGACCGAGGTCATCTCGATCAACATCACGACCGGAAGACCAGAAGCGGTTGACCGCGTGGAAGTCCAGTTTCAAGAATTTTCTGACACGGAATGGAAGTCGCTGGGATCGGGTGGGCTTGGCACATATGAGGCTGTTGATCTGCCGCCAGGGGAGTACCGTTTTCGAGCGCGGGCAATCAACAGCTTTGGCTACTTTGGCGAGTTCACTACCAGCGGCACGGTGCAGACGGCTGGATCGGCTGAGCCTCCGCAAGACGTTGACGGGATGTTCTATGAGGTCAGCGAAGGCACTACGACGCTTGAATGGGAGCCTGTCCCTGATCTGGACTTGTCGTTCTATCGCATCCGCCACGCGGTTGAGATCACAGGCGCGACTTGGGCGAACGCAACCACGGCTGTTGATAAGGTGCCGCGACCGGGGACAAGCGTAGCCCTGCCCACCCGACCAGGGACGTACCTGATCCGCGCATATGACAAGACCGGGATCGCGTCCGAGAACTATACCAGCGTTGTCGTTTCAAGCGATGAAGTGCCGTCATTCTCTCAAAGCCTATCGCAGCAAGAGGATACGACATTCAGTGGCACCAAGACGGGCTGCGAGGTGGTAGGCGGTGAACTTCGGATTACAGACCCGTCATCTGGCCCAAGCGAAGCCACTTATGACTTTAGTGACTATATAGAAACGCATGACAGCACGGCACGGCGCGTTCGGGCGCGCGTTGATGCGGCTGTCTTGCGGCTGGACGAAAGCGCGGGCCTTTTTGACGATGCACCCGGCCTCTTCACCGATGCGCCGGGCTTGTTTGACGATCTTGGGGGCGACGCGCAGTTCGCAGATACAAACCTTCTGTTCTACATCTCGACCACGCCCGACGATCCGACTGGGACGCCTACGTGGTCGCCCTACAAGCAGTTCCGGGCGGGCGAGTTTTATGGACGCGCGTTCCGCTTTCGGGTAGTTCTGAAATCAACGTCTGACAATGTTACGCCTTCAATCACGGCACTGTCAGCTATCGTGGAGTACAATTAATGGCACAGCATGACTTTAACATTGCCAATCAAACCTTTCCGGCAACGCGGACGGACTTGAATAACGCGCTTGAGGCACTTGCCACGCTGTCGTCTGGCCCAACAGCACCATCAGCAACCTACGCCAACATGCTTTGGTATGACAGCGGCAACAACATTCTCAAGATGCGTTCTGAGGCAGATGACGCTTGGATCAACGTGGGCTATCTCTGCCAGTCCACCAACAAGTTCTGCATTCTGGACGATACCAACGTCGTGAACACAAGCGGGACGCAGACGGGTCTTTTGGGAGATCAAGCAACGAGCGCTTGGGAAGCTGGCACATCTACGACTAAAAGCCTTGTGTCGCCTGCTAATGTGAAGGCGGCTGTTGAGGCTTTGGTCACACCTACGGTAGACACTCAGATTGGTGACGGTCAGTCTTGGGGTGGTGTGTCTTTAAGCAGCGGTGTCGCGGTTCAGAACACCGAAGGTCGATCTATTCAAATTTCTATTACTGTTAGACCTTATGATACCGGGACTACAAACAATCCAACCCCCAACGCAAGTAGCGTTCAAGTTTCGGCTGATGGTAGTTCTTGGGTGACGCTCGGATCAACTGTTTCTAGTACGCGAGACTCTGACGGAAGGGTAAATGTAACCGCAGTCGTACCAGATCAGCATTATTATCGCTACAACGGTTCACTTGTTAATGCTGCTGTGTTGAGTTGATATCTGGCCCACAGCCCCAGAATGACCCACCTTTCCTCAAACCCTTTCCGGTGCTAATATCCGCGCAACCTTCGGAGGCTTAAATGGCTACAATCACACACAAGCGCGGCGACACGTTCGAGTTGTCCTGCACCCTTGAGAACCAAGGCGTTGCTGTGGACATCACGAACTTCACCATCACGTCGCAACTGCGCTTGCCCGACGACACGCTTTTGCAGGCTTTGACGGTCACGAAGACTGATGCAACCGCTGGTCAATTCACGTTGTCAGCGACAGCCACTGAGACTGAAACCTGGGGTGTTGCCAACTACGAGTGCGACATTGAATTCATTGAAGCTGGCGGTGAGGTAAACTCCTCGCAGACATTTGTCATCAGCGTCATCAAAGACATCACGAGGGACTAATCATGGCTATGTACACTGTCACGATCAGCACCGAAGGATCGCCAAACGCCATTTCCGTCTCGGATGGCTCAACCTACGCCACCCTCGCCGTGTCCGCTGGACGGGGGCCGAAGGGTGACGGGTTCACCGGCGGCTCATATGACTCTGGCACTGGCGTTGTCACGTTCAATTCGAAAGATGGCATTGGCTTCTCCACCGAAGACCTGCGCGGCGATCTGACCGAACCGGGGCCGATTGGTTCTGTTACGCCTAGCACGGGTGTTTTTACTGATTTAACAGCCACCACAGCCGACATCAACGGCGGCACCATCGACGGCACTGTGATTGGCGGCAGCACCCCTGCGGCTATTAGCGGGACGACCGGCACATTCTCTGGTGATCTGACCGTGGACACCGACACGCTGTTTGTGGATGCGTCTACTGATCGGGTTGGCATTGGGACGAGTTCGCCGTCTCAATTACTTGAGGTTCGGGGCCAAGCCGCCAAAATTCGGATTACCGACTTCGACATATCTGGCACTACTGGGATTGAGTTTGTTGACCTCGGAGCTGTGGTGGATGCTGAGATTGAGGTGGGCAACTCCAGTCAATATTTTGCCATAAAAACGGCTGCCTCCGAACGCCTCCGCATCGACTCATCAGGCAACGTGGGCATCGGGACGAGTAGCCCCGGCTCAAAGCTATCCGTTGTCGGCCTCCCCACCTCTGCAAGCGGACTGTCTGCCGGGGACATTTACATTGACGGCGGCACCCTGAAAATCGTGACATAAGGAGAAACTATGAACCCCAACGACATCATCGCACATTACGCCATGGAGCGGCTGCAACTGATGGTTCAGCTTGAGCAAGCCAAGGCGCGTATCAAAGAGCTTGAAGAGGCTCAGCAGAAGGACACGGAAAATGACTGAATACAACTGGACAATCGCAACTCTCGAACGTGAAACAGACACAGGCGGCGTGATCGTCTGCCACTGGCGTGTCTCTGCCCAAGACGGCGAATACAGAGCCTCTGTCTATGGCTCTGAGGGCTTCACCCCTGACCCCACTGCTCCTGACTTTGTGCCATTTGACCAACTGACCGAGGCGGATGTTTTGGGCTGGCTGTGGGCGAGCGAGGATTTCGACAAGGCTGAAACAGAAGCCCGCCTCGCGCAGCAGATCGAAGACCAGAAGACACCGAAGACCGTCTCTGGGACGCCTTGGTGAACTGACAGAAGGACGACCGCCATGCCAGAATGGATGGAGCATAGCTGGAAAGTCGCCGCCGCTGTCGTGGCTTTCTTGGTGTGGCTTGTGCGTTTGGAGGCAAAGGGTCTGCAAAACGAGCGCGAAATCAAACGGCTCTGGAACCAGCGAAAAGAAGATCTTGACGCGGCGCGTGAAGACCGACAGCGCATCCATGACATCCTTGCGGAGATCCAATCGGATATAAAGCAACTGATCGGGAAGGTGGGCAAATGACCAGCCTGACGCAGAGAGATGTTGACTACATCGTTATCCACTACACGGCCACGCCGGTGGAAAGCGACTTCAGCGCGGCAGACATTGACGCCATGCACAAGCGGCGCGGCTGGGCTGGCATTGGCTATCACAAGTACATCCGCAAGAATGGCTTGGTTGAGAAGGGCAGGCCGCTGACAGTACGCGGCGCACACGTCAAAGGCCACAACCAGCACTCCATTGGGATCTGCTACGAGGGCGGCGTCCATGCGTCTGACCCAAACACCGGCTTAGACACCCGCACAGACGCGCAGAAAGAGGCCATGATCCGCGTGATCCGCGAGATGCTTGCCCGCTACCCTGACGCGCAGGTGATCGGCCACAGGGACATGCCTGGCGCGGCCACGCAATGTCCAGGCTTTGATGCTGGCGCGTGGTGGGCAGAGGTCAATGCAGGCCCGAAAAAGCGCAAGTCAATTACGCAGTCCACCACCATGCAGGCGGCGGGGGCCACTGGCATTGCGGGCCTTACTGGCGTTGCCACGGCGATCGGCCAGCTTGACCAGGCCGCGCAATACATCGTGATCGGGTCAGCAATCTTGGCGGCGGCGGGCTTGGCGTGGATCGCACGGGAGCGCATCCGCAAGTGGGCGGCGGGCGATAATTGACTTGGCTCTACACCAAGCTGGGGCGCGCGCTGGCGGGCGTTGGTGCTATTCTGGCGACGTTGGGCCTTGCATACCTCAAAGGCCGCTCACAGGCGCGTACAGACGCAGCAGAGGATTACCGTGATGAACGCAAGCGGCAAGACGATTTGGATGTCGGTTATGGCGCTACTGACAGCGAGCGCATTAAGCGGCTGCGCGACATCGCAAACGGAAGGTGAGGCACAAGCCAAGCTGGATGCTGTTGCGCCTCACGTTCGCCCCTGCGCGGGGGCTTTGGCTGGTGACAGTATGCCCGCCGCGCGGCGGGATTGCCTGCCGGTGCTAGTCAGGCTTTCGGATTGACCAGATCCGCACGTCGGCTTCCCTAACATCGTTTGACTTCACCAGTCCGAGTTCACCCATGCTGCGCATCTTTTGCGAGATGGCTTGCGGGCTGAGTTGATAGCCCGCCTTGCGCATTTTGTGCTTTAGGTCGCCAACTGTGGCTTCTTTCATCGCTTCTAGGCATGACACAAGAGCCGTGTCTATCTCACTGATTTTTGCCGGTGCAGTTTCTGCTTCATCTTGAATAGGCCGCTTGCCGCTCATGCCTTGCTTCATACGCTGGTTCTCAGCTGGCGCAAGACTGCGCAAGGCTCTTTGATAATGGATCTCGAAAGATTCATTCTGGGGCACCTGTTTCTCCTTTCAGTTCTGCCAAGGACTCCCGCGCCCATTTTACAAGATGTGGGTCGTTTGAATACGTGGCTACTTCATACATCGCGTTGATTATCTTGGCCTCCAGACGGCGCACCTTGTCCTCCTCGTATCGCTTCATCTTGTGCCTCATGCGCTCTTGTGTGCAGCCCTCTGCTTTAGCTAAAACCCGCAAGTCAGCCCCGTTCTTCCAGCGCCTATATGTTTCCTCCAAGTTGCCGTCCTTCTTCGCCAGCTTGGCTTCCAGTTCCTCGATGCGCCGCAGTGCATTCGCTGGCGTTTTGCTTTGGCTTAGCGCCGCCATGTCAGCTAAGTGTTCTTTGATATCATCACTCATCTGTCTCTCCTCTGTTTGCTTTTCCTCTGATCTCGTTCACCACGTCCTTGTTCCCCTCGGCCATACGGATGATCGTCTCAAGCTGATCCCATGTAACCCATAGCCGTGGCAGCGGCACAAAGCCTGCCTCGCGCAGGGCCTTTGCGCCTTTGCTTTTGAGTTCGCTACCGTTGCTCATTCCACACTCCCAAGGCATTCGCCATTTATGCCCATCGGCACATTTTTGCCATTGAAGGCAACGGTGTATCTATCGCCCGCATAGAATGACCCATACCAGTCCATAATATCTGGCACGGATTTTGCAGAGCACTCCACAGTTTTGTTTTTGGGTTTCGCGTCTGCGTTCATGAAAACAAGTTTGCCTACCGTCATTCTAGCGCCTTTAAAGAATCAAAGACCATCTTTACTAGTCTGCCCTCGGCCCTTTTAGCCTCTGATCTGGTCAATATGCTGTGGATACGAAGCCGGTTTATCGCAGCGCGATGCGCTTCAATTTTTTGTGCTTCCCTGTCGGTCAACTGCGGCAGTTGCTTTTTGATGTGCGGCGCTATTGCGCCGAGTTGAAAAGATATTTTACTCATTCCTACTGTCCCCACATATACACAAGTATGCTGCCCAAGAGCCACGGCACCGGGTCAGGGTGCAGCACGGCGGTGATGGCCAAGGCGATGCTGGTGAGCGCGCAGAGCAGGCGGAAGATGGCTTCTAGGTCTTTCATGTTATTGGTCATCGGTCTTGCCCTCCAATATGGCGCGTTGGTCTTTTTGTGATTGTTCGGCTTCCTCGACTAACGCCTGGGCCATTGCAATTATCGCCTCTGCGGCTTCGGCGCGGGCAACGGCGGCGTCATGCTCGGCGCGAAGATCAAGGACCGAAAACAATCCCGGCCCGCCCTTGCTGGGATCAAAGGTGTATTCGTACCAAGGGTCGCCGCGCTCCGGGCATATGCCCTCAGCGTCGATGTGCTGGTCCGGGTCGTAGCCGCCGGGGATTTCTCGGACCATCCCGTAGCTGACGCACAGCTCAAACAGCTCACAGCCATCAATATCGCCCGTCGGCCATTGCTCAAGGATTGCTCTTGCGAACCCATCAAAGTCTGGACTGGTGTCATTGGTCATTATGTTTCCTCCAGAATTGCGCGGGCGTTCATCTGAGCATCGTGCAACATTTGCATATCAGTTGACGGCCCATGCCCGATGATGTGTGGATCAAAGGCACTCAGCGCCGCTTTTAGCGCGTCACGCTCGGCGGCTAAGGTCCAAATCATGTCTGAGGCGCGTTGACGTGGAATTTGGCCGCGGTATTCGTCAACGTCGTAACACACGCGGTCAATGGCCTCTTTGCTTGTGTCATTGGTCATCTCCTGTTGAACAGCGGTTACAAACTCCGCAACGGGTTTGGCAAAAACTGTTGGTTCGATGGCGAACAAAATCAGAGCGCCAAGCAAAATGCTGGATAAAACGTCAGTCATCATCACTCTCCCCAATCTTTCTGGTCGCCGTACCTTATGGCTTGCTCATACCCGGCATAGTATGCGTCCACCTGCGCGGGCGTCATGTCAGTCTTTTCAATGCGGTGGCCGTTGTCTTTGTAATGAGGATCTTCTGGCCTGCCGTAGTAGGCGTCGGCGTGGCCCCGGTCGAAGGGGCTTCCGTGCTGTTGGGGGGTCATGCTTTGCTCCATTGTTTTGCAATCGCATTGGCTATGCCGGGATACGTTCGGCTGCGGTCTTTCCACCTGTCCGCGCTTGGCGGGGCGAGGTGGCAGTCTGCGCGGGCGTCATTGGCTGTCATGTCGGATGTAGGCACCAGCGGCGGCAGGTTGCGCGTCCAGAAGCATGTGCGCTTCTTTGCAGGGTCGCCAAACTGCCAAGGCTGGACAGTAAAGGATGGTCGCGCGCCGCCGATAGCCTCTCGGCCATACTTGTGCATCACCGGGTTCTCTACGGCCACTTGCGGCGCGTTGGCGTTGAGGCAAGCCAAGAAGAACTCGGCGGCTTCGCGCACCTGATCCCATTCACTGCGCTCAACGCGCCAGCGAACGCCGCTGTTGGCAAGGTAGGTGCATGGCGGGTGGGCTATGACCAGATCCCAAGGCTGGCGCAGTAACGGCAGCACGTCGCCTTGGATGTGATGGCCGGGCGTTTCGCTTGGCAGAAGATCACAGGAAACAGCGTCATGCCCGCGCGCAGTAAACGCATCTCTTACGCGGCCAGAGTATTCGCAGGCTATCAGGACTTTCATGACAAAGCGTATGCTTGATATACCGCAACAGCTTCTGGCGAAAGTTTTCCTGCAATGTTGCGCGCGTAAAATGATGCCATCTTTCGACGGCTTGCCGCGCTAGGAACTTCGCGCTCCATGTCTCTAATAATACCGCGCGCTTCGGCGGCAGTCATTGGGTAGCCTGCGCGGTTTGGGCGGATTGCAATAGGTCCATTAAGCATCTGTCTGTCTCCTATATCTAGGCGGTGTTGCTTGTTACACCCTCTTTATACACGACCACACACCCCGCGCAACACAAAACCCGCTTGCAGATTAAAATAATTCGCGCTACACCCTGCCCGTCCGGGTGCGGTCACACACATCAACATGCAATGCCAGGCACTGGTGCTGTATATTGGTCAACGTGCTACCTTAAATGCGCCACATTTAACCGACCGAACCCGGACACGATTCCCGTGTTGCATAGTCCCGCCCGCTGCGCTAGTGTTGCGAAAACGCTAAAGGAGCGAGACATGAACAAGACAAAAGTCCTTCACTGCCGGGTGACGCAAGAACAGCATCAAGCCGTATACCAGGCCGCAAAAGCCGCTGGCGTATCTATGACGCAGTATGTTCTGGCGGCTGTTCTTAAGGCGGCTGGCGACGAATGCCAAAGCAGGCAAGCACAAGACTAGCCGTACTCTCGATGTACCCGTAATCTGGCCCATGCTTTGCGCGCCAGCTTGCCTTGCCGTTGTGGATTGCCTCGGGGCCGTCTTGATGGTGCGCCTTGCATAGAGGCACGGTATCCCAATCGCTGGCCTTTGCGGTGCCGTATCGGTCGCAGATGACGTGATGGGCGTCAGAGGGCGGCGCAGCCCCACACACAGCGCATGGAAGCTGCTTGACCGCCTGCATGTACGCCAGCGCCTGTTGCCCCTCTTGGCTGGCCCGCCGTGCCTTTCTCTTGGCGCTAAACTTGCGGATGGGCTTGCCGCGTGACTTAAAGCCGGTGCGTTTCACCTGACCAGTCCTAAATCCTGTTCATATTTGCGCGCCTCGGGATCAATTAACGGAATGCCCTGCGCCCTGTATTCCCGTTGCACCGCGTCCATAAGCGCCGCCATTTGCCGCGTCGTTAGCTTGCTAGTGAGCGGTATCACCTCAAACAGCTTGAGGCGCTGGGCATAGGATAGCGGCCCATATAGGGGCATCCACTCGGCTATCCAAGCCGCATTTTCGGCCTGCATGATCGGCAAGCCAAAGCGCAGCTTAATTTCGCCCTTGGCCTCTGCAGGGCTTTGACCTGTTTCGGCGGCGATCTGCGAAAACCAAGCGTGAAGCGTAGAGTTCTGCGGATTGCTACGCTTGGCCCCCTTGGCTTGTGATACCGTCATCGGGAAAGCCTGGGCGCGCAGAAACGCGCTCCAAGCCTCTAGGTCGCGTTCGTCGCGCAAGATCCGCGACGGCATTATGACATGCCCAATGCGGATTTGTACATTTCAAGCACGGCTTGCTCCTCGGCAAGCTGATCCGGCGTTTTCTTGCGGTCTGCAATGATGCGGCGCAAAGCCTTTGTGTAATAGCCTCGCGCCTTGGCTGTTGCCATGATCTCCTTTTGATGCTCGGCAATGTCTTTCTTTTCCGCCTCGGCGCGTTCGTATTGCTCAACGTACTGGCGCAGTTCCTCGCCGGTTGCGCGGTGGGTTTCATCGGTCATTCTGATCTCCTATCCAGCCCTTAGAATTGTATGCTCTATCACTATGTCATGGACTTCCCGCCAGTCGCGCCCGCACAGATCGGCCACTTGCTGGCATATAAGGCGCACGTCCTGACCTTGCTGCGTGGCTTTCATGGCGGTTTCGCGCTTCATGTATTCGTCGGCTATCTTTTCGGGTGTCATTAATACGCCGCCTTGCGAGTGCGGATCTCGACAACGCCCGGCACATTAAGCCCAAGCTTGCGCGCGCGCTCTGCCTGCGCTTCAACAAGCCATTCGCGGTCATTCTGCCAAAGCCAACGGGCAAGCGCTACATCGTCGATCACGACGCTTTCCTTGATCGTGCGCAAACCTTTCACCGTGTCTTTGTTCGCAGCGCTGGCGGCTTTCTTTGCGTCCATTGCCTCTTGCGCAAGCCGGTCGGCTTCCATCTGTTCCGCATAGCTGGCGGCATTGGCTTTGGCGCGGGCCTCCTCGGCGGCGCGCTCTTTGGCGCGGGCTTCCTCGTATGCCTCGCGCTTGGCCGCTTCCTTTTCCTCGGCCAGCTTGCGCTTGAACGGGTCAACAACGGCGGCAAGCCCTTTCAGGCGTCGTTCTACATCCTCGCGCGTCGGCTTCCACCGTGCAATTTCTGCTTTCCAAGCGTCGTGCAGTGGTGCCGTGGCGCTCTTTTCCGCTTTGGAAAGGTTCGTCTTGCATGACCGGAGTTCTTTAATTAACGCATCAACGGCTTTCATCTGCTGTTCATTTTCAACAGGCGATCCGTCAAGCCAGCTTTCGGCCTCTTCGATTACATCGGAGTAGGGCGCGATAGCCTCGTCAATCGGATCTGGCGGGTTGTTATGGTCGCGCGGGGCTAGGGTTTGATTGGTCATTTTTCTTTCCTTCACTGGTAGGGGATTTCGTCATCAATCTGCACAGGCGCATCGGCTGGCGCGGCCTGTTCAATGTAAACGTATTTGCGCGCGGCTTCGTCAAAGGATAAGCCAAGGTCATTGGCCCGGTCCACGACCATCTTTTGCACGTCGCGGCCAGCTTGCTTTGCGCGGGGCAAAAGCGTGTTGATGCCGTCCGCGTCTTTGACGTTTGGCAGGGTGGCTTTAAACCATTGCGCTTCGTCATGCTCATTATCGACCGGCTTATCCGCATCATCTAAGCCGTGCAAATCTCCCTTGTGCCAAAGATCAAGCGCCGCGCCAAACCGCATGGCCGCGTTACGCAGAGCATCTCCAATCAATTCTTTAATTGCATCGCCGCCGCGCTTCCCGTCTGGGTGGCCGTAACCAAGCCGCGTCACGCCGCATACGGTAAGCCTAATCCACATGCCCCCGTTTTCGTCCGTCATGGGTGTGCCGTGTTCCGTCACCGCCACAGGCTCCCAATTCCAAGATGGGTCACAATCTAAAAGCCGGTCGGTCAAAGCTGCGTGGCCCACATAGTCAAGGTGCACGACTTGTGGGTGGTGCCACCCGCCGCAAATTTTACAGCGAATGCCTTTCTTAAAATCCGCACGAACTTCGTCGGCCTGTCGTTTAGTCGGCTTTGGTAGTTTAGATATCTGATTTGCCGAAAACGGCTTGCGAAGCAACTCAAGGCCGCTAGGCTTTTCCTTGCTTTTGTCTGTCATGTCATTCCCTTTCGTTTGCCCTTGCAACATGCCGCAAGCCCGTGCTAGTGTCAACACACATAACCGCACAAGGTCAGAAAAATGGATACAGAGCAGATGCGGCAAGCGTTGCAGGATCGCGTCATTCGCCGGGTCGCTGATGCGGCTGGCGTCAATTATTGGACCCTTTTGCGCTTTGCAAACGGGCAACGTACACCGCGCGCGCAAACGCTGGACAAGCTGCGCGCCTACTTGGAGGGACGGGCATGAGCCTAAACAGATGTGACTTTATCGGCAATCTCGGGGCAGACCCAGAGCAACGGACATTCGGCAACGGTAACAAGGTGACAAACCTGCGCCTGGCTGTCTCTGAGAAATGGAAGGATCGGGACACGGGCGAACGCAAAGAAAAAACCGAATGGGTATCGGTGGCCGTGTTTGGGCCGCTTGCCGATGTTGCCGCCAACTATCTGCGCAAGGGGTCTAAGGTTTTTGTCTCGGGCAAATTTACCACGCGAAAATGGCAGGATCAATCGGGGCAGGACCGCTATAACAGCGAGATCGTTTTGCAGGGTCCGCAGGCGGTGATGCAGATGCTGGACGGCAAGCGCGACGATCAGGGCGGCGGGTACAGCGCGCCGCAAAACAACGCGCCGCCAAGCGATAGCTTTGATGACGAGATTCCGTTCTGATTTAAGGAGGCGACAATGTGGGACCATGTAAAACGTGCGGCGCGCTGGGTTGCTACGGCTATCAACAGCCCGGCCCGCGCAAGGATCGAACCGCCCATTACGTCGCGTGGGCATGTGCCGATCACCGGGCGGAAGTCGAAGCGGCCTGGCGCAAGCACAACAAAGGCGGATCTGATCGAAAGGCGGGCGCTGCGAAAGGCGGGCAACACGCCAGCAGCAACCGTCCAAAATTACCGGACAGTTCACCAGACACTAGCCAAGGGACGCTTTTCTGATGCCTGACCGTAAATATATGCTGCGCCTGCCGTGGCCAGATAAAGCCCTGTCACCGAACGCCAGCAATGGGACCAAGTGGCAACGAATGAAGGCGTATAGCGCAAAGAAAAAGGCGCGGGGCGACACATGGGCCGCGACCACTGCAATCGGCGCTCACCTGCAAGACTGGGCCGATGGTGCGGATCTGCGCTTTGATTTCTACCCGCCGGATCGACGCAAGCGGGACATTCAAAACATGCCTGCGATGTTTAAGGGACATATTGACGGCATAGCCGATGCGCTGGGCATAGATGACAGCTTGTTCCGGCTGTACTGGCCACCTGAGTTTTCTGAGCCTATTGGCGGCGGCGTTGTGCTGGTGACGATTGCGCCGCGCGTTGTCGAGGTGCCTTTGCGCGGGGTGGTAACGTAAGGAAAGCCCCGGCCAAGCTAATGACCGGGGCTTGCAAATCCGCTGGGTTCGCGGTAGAAGGAAAGCACGACAAATGCTAGGCCAAGATGTAGCACGGGGGGCCGTGATACGCAAGGGCCTAGCCCCGACATAAAAGGGGCAAAATATGCCAGCAGAAAAATTTTATCTTGATTTGATGGGCTGCGCATGAGCATTCGCATCATGTCACGCGTTTGGGATCATGGGCCGCTAGATAAAGCGGAAATATTGGTCCTTTTGGCGATTGCGGATTACTGCAACGATGAAGGCGAATGCTGGCCTGCGGTTTCGTCAATTGCCCGCAAGGCTCGCATGACTGAGCGCGGAGTTCAAAAGATTTGCGCGCGTCTTTGCGAGATAGGTTGGCTTGAAATTAACCTGAGAAAAGGTCGGCACGGGTGCAACCTTTACCGCGTTACGCCCCCGAACGCAGTTCACCCCGAACATGGTTCACCCCGAACGCCAGAACACCAAACCCCGAACCCCGTTCGCCAAAACCCCGAACCCCGTTCACCCGAACCATCATTAACCATCAAAGAACCGTCAGATAATAATACCGCGCGCGAAATTCGCGACATTCTATGCCAGTGGGCATCGCCCGATGCGGTATTGAGTTTCATCGCATACAGGCGAAAGCAAAAGGGCAAGGCTCTGACCCTTACAGCGGCAAAGCGGCAGGCAAATCAGCTTAAGACTATTTTCCAAGCTGGGGGTGACACCGATGATGCGCTTGGGATGGCAGAGGAAAGAGGCTGGCAGTCGGTTCAATCGGATTGGTATTTGAAGGCGAAAGGAAATCAACATGACAAACGAAATAACCATCGCGTCGGAAATTCCGACACCGACGCCACAGCACGACAAATCGCTTTCGCCGCAAGAGCTGGCCGAACACCGTCAAGCGATTGCTTCTGAGGTTAAGGTGGTTCTAAGCGCTTATTTCCAGCCGCACGAGGCCGAGGATATTAAAGCGGCGCAACTGGCGTGGTGGTGCGATGAACTGCAAGACTGGACGCGCGAGCAGGTTGTCTGGGCATTGCGGCAATGGAACCGCGACAAGCCCCGCACCCGGCCAACACCGGGCGACATCGTGGCGATTTGCAAAGAGGCGCGCGGAAAGAAATACGCTGCAACCGCGCCGAAAGATCCGCCTAAGCAAGATCGAGAGCGTGTCAGCCCTGACCGCGCCGCCGAGATAATGGCACAAGCGGGATTTACGCCTAAGCGGTTCGGCCATGACTGAGCCGCCATTTATACAAGGCGAGCGGGCCGCGCGTGAAGGACAGCCCATTACGTCAAACCCGTTTCCCAAGCAATATGAAACCGGCGACAAATACCCAGGCGATTGGGCTAACTGGCAAGCCGGATGGAAAACACAAACAGCAAGGACAAAACATGACTTATCAAGAAATACTGCAAGACGCTCTGATTGACGCCGCCGCGCGGCATGACATTCACTCGGGCGCTATCTATGCCAAGTCCCGCCGCCAGCCCGCTATCTGGGCGCGTCAGGACGTGCAGCTAGAGATGTGGTCGCACGGCATAAAGCTTGAAGCCATTGCGCAAGAGTTTGATTGCGACCGCGCGACAGTTCACAGCAATGCCCGCGCCGCTGCGCGCCGCTTGTTGGAAAATAGTTGCCAAAAGGCGTTGCAACACAACCCAACATGACGTACCGTGAGCATGTAGCAAAGCAAAAGGAAGCAAGATGACAGATAAAGACTTGCCACTTGACGCACCCGTGCTGACCCGACGCGAGGTGTTGGAAAAAGCAAATGAGCGGCTGACCAGCGTGGTCGCCTACTGTCTCGACGCTGGCCTTGAACCTGACCAGATGGACAAGGAAAGCATCCGCACGGCGCATGAAATGGTAAAGCTGGCTTTGCGTGACGATACACCCAAATAACCCGCGCCACGGCGCAGAGATGGAGAGGCCAACTATGATTGATATGGCAGTGACCATTGACCTTGAGCGGTTCATCAGCATTGATGACCTTGAGGATAACGTAATTCGCCAGCTTGCGGAGACTTGCGAAAGCAAGCTTTCTGGAGGTCACACAGACAGCTTTCATGCCATGTGCGTTGCCGCCATTGAAAAGGCTATTTCCGAGCGCGTTGAGGCGCGAATTGCCGACTTGATTGATAAGCCGATTGTCCCGCGCAACCGCTTTGGCGATGCAATAGAAGGCATGGAGGCGAAGTCGCTTGGCGACATGCTGGCAGAAGCTGTTGAAATAGCCTGCACCCAAACCGTGAACCGCGAAGGTAAGCCCGCAAAAAACACAACTTATGAAAAGGCTGTTCCGCGCATTCAATGGAATCTTTTTGACCGTGAGGCGGCGAGCGCAATTAAGGAATTGAAAGCAGAAGCAAAGCAGAAGGTGCGCGATCAAATTGCCGCAGCCGTCGCAGCGCAGTTGGCGCGCGCCTGACCCTATCCCGCGCCTGCCTCTTCCTCCCTAGGAATGGCGCGGCAACTGCCGGGGCGGTCGGTCCTTGCCGTCCCGGCTTTTTCAACAAGGAAAACACAAATGAAAATCAGAGACATCATCACCGACATCATCGCAGTCGCGGCAATCTTTGGCGGCACATATGCCGCGCTTGTCGTCGGGCATGGAATGGGGATGTAAAATGACCACGAAGCAAATTGCCATCACAAACAGCCTGCCGAGTAAGGCGACATTCGCTGTGACGACCGAAGCGCCCTTGACCCAAGTCTATATCCCGAGTTCTGTGGGCAGTGCCGTGAATCTTGAGGTTGGCAAAACCTATGACGCCACGCTGATCCCCAACAACCACGACAAAAACGCATCGACGCCTTGGCTGGCAATTCGCGTTGAGCCGCCGTGCGAACCGGGCGACACGTTCCAGGACGTGTTTGATGCGCTGGGCAGATACGAGCATCCTGTCTTTGCAGACGAGATTGGCCCGAGCGAGGACCGCCTGCAAGCGGCATGGGGCCAAGGCTTGATCGTCAAGGTCACCGCGCAAAAAGGTCCGAGCGGGAAAACCTACACGCTATGGACAGACGAAATCGATAAGGTGTAAGCAAATGACCGACTATTCAATCAGCGCCCACAACTACAACCCAGACCACGAGCATGACAAAGCGCACGAGATCGACATGCGCGTGTTATCCCAAGCAATCAAGCTGTCCGATGCGTTGCTGGACGTGAAGGCATCACGGCTTGGGCATTCGGAAAATGATAACACCGTGGGCCTCGCCGTATCTCGCTTGCTTGACGCGGGGTTGATTGCAGAACACAGCGCAGATCCGCGCGGCTGGCCAACTTACCGCGTCACAATCGCTGGTTTCAAAGCCGCTGGCGTTAAGCCGCCCTTGTGGGTGGTTGACGGTGACAGCAACACAATATAGGCTAAACCGGCGCGCCTAGGGTAGCACCCGAAAGGTCAGATCCTCCCCTGACTTGGCGCGCGCACAAAGGGAGAGCGATGGAGGTCGCATGACTATTCAGGAATATAGAGATTTTATAGCGTCAAAGGCATTGGCGAAAAAGTGGCGCGGATTTGATCCGCAGCCGATGAACGCACACATGAAAGCGCACCAAGTCAACGCTGTTGATTTTGCTCTGCGCGCCGGATCGTCGGCATCGTTCCTTGATACAGGTTTGGGAAAATCTCTGTCAGAACTGGAATGGGCGCGGCAGGTGGTCAAGGAAACCAATATGCCCGTATTGATCCTAACGCCGCTTGCGGTCGCTGCGCAAATGGTGCGCGAAGGCGTTAAGTTCGGCATTGATGCCAGGCAGGTGCGCGACCCATCAGATGTTGTTAAGGGGATCAACGTCGCAAACTATGAGCGGTTGCCCAAGCTGGACACGAGCGTGTTTGGCGGCGTCGTTTTGGACGAAAGCAGTATCTTGAAGTCATTCGCCGGTCGCACTCGCAACATGCTTATGGATGCGTTCAAGGATTGCCGATACAAGCTGGCCGCGACCGCAACGCCAAGCCCAAACGATCACATGGAACTTGGTAACCACGCAGAGTTTCTAGGCGTCATGCGCCAGCAGGAAATGCTTTCCAAGTGGTTTATTAATGACACGTCAACGGCATCGCAAGACTGGCGGTTAAAGGGCCATGCGGTTGAAGACTTTTGGTCATGGGTGGCGTCATGGTCGCGCTGCGCAACGCTTCCAAGCGATTTAGGTGGTGATGATGCTGGATACATACTGCCCGAGATCGACCGGCGCATTCATGAGGTCGCAGCAGATCGGCAAGCTGACACACAAGGCATGTTGTTTCGCATCCCGGAACTTAGCGCGACCAGCTTCCACGCGGAAAAGCGCCTTACAATGCAAGCAAGGTGCGAAAAGGCGGCAGAACTTGCCAACCATGACAAGCCGGTGACGGTGTGGTGTGAGACAAACGAGGAAAGCAAGATGCTTTCCGAAATGATCGACGGCGCGCAAGAGGTTCGTGGCGACATGAAACCAGATGAAAAAGAAGCGCGTTTACTTGGCTTCGCAGATGGTGACTTTCGCGTGATGGTGACTAAACCAAAGCTAGCCGGATTTGGCTTGAACTGGCAGCATTGCGCGCACGCTGTATTTGCCTCGATCAGCTTTTCGTATGAGCAACACTATCAAGCCGTTCGCCGCTCATATCGTTTTGGTCAGACGGGGCAAGTCAGAAACGATATTGTAATTGCAGACACGGAAGGTGCAATCTGGCACACAATTCACGGAAAGGCAGAGAAACACGCAGAGATGAAGCGGCGCATGGCCGATGCTATGAAGCGCGCCCAAACAAGCGCAGAAACGCGCGTAAAGTATGACAGGCCAATAGATTTGGCATTTCCAACTTGGATCAAGGAGCAAGCAGTATGAAGCAAGCAGAGTATCAAGGCAAAGCATGGGCTATCCACGCGGAAACAGATTGCATTGAAGGCATGTGGGCAATGCCCGAAAACAGCGTAGATTGCATGATTACGTCGGTTCCGTTCGGTGATCTTTTTGTCTACAGCGACAGCGAGCGTGATCTTGGCAACGCCGGTGAAGGCGCGGCCTTTGCGGAGCAGTATAAATTCTTTGCAGAGGCTCTAACGCGCGTCATGCGACCAGGCAGTATATCTTGCATTCACTGCACTGACCTGCCGATGCGAAAAGGCAAGCATGGCGCTATCGGCCTTATGGACTTTAGCGGCGAACTTATCAAAGCACACACAGATGCGGGGATGGTTTACCATGGCCGCGCAACGATTTGGAAAGATCCGGTTGTTGAGATGCAACGCACGAAAGCGGTTGGTTTGCTTTACAAGCAGATCCGCAAAGACAGCGTTATGAACCGCGTCGGGATGCCTGACTATATGCTTTTCTTTCGCAAGGACGGCGAGAACCCGCGCCCTATCCAGCATGCAGCGCCAGGCGACACAGATCAATCAACAAAAATCGCGCGCGAATGGCTGGATGATCTTCGCCGCCAAGGACTTTGCGCTGACGTGCCTGACGATGTGGCGCTTGAGCATCTTATGAGGGACGCTGAATTTGACGTGATGGAATGGCAGCAGCTTGCATCGCCTGTATGGATGGACATTAAGCAAGGCAATGTCCTGCGCAGCTTTAGAGACGCCAAGGGGCCGAATGACGAAAAGCACGTTTGCCCGTTGCAGCTTGACGTTATTAAGCGTTGCCTGCGCCTATACACGCGACCCGGTGATGTAGTCATGGACCCGTTCAACGGCATTGGCAGCACGGGATATGAGGCGGTGCGCTCTAATCGTCGGTATCTCGGATTTGAACTCAAAAAGGAATACGCGGAGCAGGCAAACAAGAACTTGCAAGATGCCGAGCGTCATAGCTTGGACCTGTTCGCCACCGCTTAACGAGATATACAGCGCGCCGCACTTGGGCTTTTCCGTAATTCTTCGGGATGGCACCGGGCCAAGGAAAGCAAGCTGTATGCCCCGCCCGCTGAAACCAAAGACACGTACGCGGGCGGGGGTTTAATTGAGAAAGGACACAGACATGACCAACCTCAAGAAAAACATTCTCCGTGTCATGCCGCGAGACAGCACCCTAACCGCCGTCGAGATCGCTCAGGCCGTCACAGCGCACAGGGACATGGTACAAGAGGCGCTGCACGAACTGGACGATGAAGGACTGATGATTATGCGAGGAGGCCACTATAGGCTGTCCAGCGTGGCGCTTGCGGAAAAAGAGGCAGAAAGGTAGGATGGCCCTATGGCAGTCACGTTCCACATAGGCGACCAGATCGAGGCCGACAGAACGGATGCCGTCATGGACTTTGTGCAAGAGCAGGTCGATAACGGCGCGGACGTTGACGATCTGATCGCGTCCATGCTGTGCTGCGTTGCGGCTATTCTAGAAGCCAGTGACGCTGAAGGCGAGAGGTTGCAGTGAGGTGGACCGTTGGCGCACACCAGAAGCCGCAGAATACCGCAAGCTATATCAGCGCAAAGAATGGCGCACCCTGAGAGAGCAAGCACTATTCCGCGACGGATTCATGTGCCAAAGGTGCAACTGCATTCTAAAGAGAGGAAGGTCCGACCCGAGGTCAGCGGTCGTGCATCACTTAAGGGCGCACAAAGGCGATCTTGATCTTTTCATGGATCGCGACAACCTGCAATCGGTTTGTTGGTCATGCCATAGCGGTGCGATACAATCGGAAGAAGCAAGAGGCTATAGCACAGAAATAGGAGAGGACGGATGGCCAGTGGACGCCAATCATCCAGGCGCGTGATGGGGGGGTGGGTATGATCTCTCAGGCGATTGTTTGCAAAC